GAGGTATCTGTTAATGGGTGCGTTCGATATTCAAGCGAAGGTTAAGTCAGGATTAGCAAAGGCTAAAGAAAAGGCTGGAGATAGCTCATCCCCTATTGTTTATCTATTGCGCACGACTGATGCGGGAGGAAGCCCTATAAATCAGCAGCCAGTAATAACAGAGACTATCGAGCTAGTTGACGCTGTGTTTAAGTCTGTTAGCAACTCACTAATAGACGGAACATTAATCAAGCAGGGTGACATGACATTGGTGTGCAATGGTGACGTAGCTATAAAGCAGACCGACATTATCAAGCAAGGTAACTCGCAATTCACTGTTATAACGCTTACTGATAAATCACCGTTTGGCATATCACTAGCGCAGATGCCTATCGTGAGGCTGAAGTAATGCCACTCATCGGATTGGTAAAAGTCAACAAGGCGATAGATAAGCTTGTTAGCGATCAAAACGATAAGATAAAGTCCATATACGTTAATGGATTAAGCGCTGTGATAGCAGCAACCCCGGTGCACTTTAAAGATGGCGGACAACTAAGAAACAATTGGTTTTTAACTGAGGGCAAACCAAGCAGCTCAACACGAGGCGGAAACCAAAGGGGAAACGCTTCATACTCATCAGCTGATAAAATGCCATCGTGGATACTTGGAAAGACAATGTATTTTACTAACAACATGCCCTACGCATCAGTAGTTGAGTATGGTGGCTATCCTAAGAATCCGAAGCTAGGAACATGGACAGGCTCAGCATATCAAAAGCTTTCACAGGGTGGATATTCGAAACAAGCTCCCGCCGGAATGGTTAGGATTAATCTGATTAAAATGGCTAATAAATTATGAATGATATTTACACGGCTTTAATTACAAGATTAACAGGCTGGCCGATTTCATATATCGATCCACTATCAGACATTGCATATGACAATGCAGGGTTCGATCCAACAAATAAAGAGGCGTGGATCTCAACTAGCTTCATTCCAGTGGATAGAGTGACGGATACAAAAGATACAACCGGCGTAATTGACACCGGACTATTTCAGGTTGATGTATTCGTCCCAATGAACGATCGAACTGGTGGCGCGAAGCAATACAACTTACGTGCCCTTGAAATCATGAGCGATGTGCTTGACGCATTCTCTCAAAATACACAATTAGCTTTTGGTAATGCAAAAGTTTCTATAAGCAGCTCTGAATTTGCAGAGCCACAACCTAGCGAATCTTGGTATCAAATACCAATCACTATAAACTTTAAGAGGATCTAAACATGGCTAATGGTATTAATGGTGGTCTGTGTACTATCAAGAAGGGTACATTTGCATTGCCTACTGAAATCACAGGTCAGGGCGATGCGGTTGTAACTCACCAGGGCGCGCCAATTGAGCTAAACAACAAATCATCAGGCGGCTGGCGTGTAAATCTTGACGGTTCAATATCAACAAAGGCCGTAGATATTGCAGTTCAATTAACGGTTAGTGATGACGCGGTTGTTAAGCAACTTATTGCTGATGCATTTGCAGGAACCGCATCAGCTTACGTGATGGACTTTGTTGAGTATTACTATGAGGGTACATTCACTCCAGTGATCGGAACAGAGAACGCAGCTAAAGACGCAGCGGTAACAATTGATGTCACATTCCAAAGCAGCGGCGAAGTAATACGAACGGACGTAGTGTAATGAAATTCAATCTTTGCTATAAGTCTTATGAATTTAAGATGAACCTTGCAGCAATGAAATCATTCAAGGAGGCTACAGGGAAAGACCTGTGGTCTACTTTGACTGAATTTATTTATATCTATAACACTAGTCGACAGAAACAAGAACACACGTTTGTTCTAATGAAGCGACTATCTGAAGTTTGTGATTTTATTGACTCAGCTCACGCACTTCACTCTATGGCAAAGCAATGTAATTCAAAGCTTCCAATTGAGGAAATTGAAGATGCAATGTTTCATGCAGGCTGGCGACCTGGTGAAGACATGGACAGCATGAACGAGCCTTACGGGCTGGTTATGTTCCAAGTCGCACTGTCTATTGATGACTACTTCAAGGAATTATCAACAAAAAAGCGCGATCAAGATTCATAGCAACAGATAAGGGCTTTAAATCATTCAACTGTGATTTCTGGCCCTACTACCTGAATGCAGTAAAAGAGCTAAAGATAGCACCGTCAGAAGCTTGGAATCTTGATTTATTAGAGTGCTTTAAATTGTCAGACTTCGATCCGCCAACCAATCAAGACCGATCGCTAATGGTGAACGAAGAAAGAAAAATGAACGGCGCGCCTGATGGGTTTCTGAGGAATATTTTATAATGGCTAATACAGAATCGCTCATCATTGAGCTTGATGCTAGAACCGCAAAGCTAGATGCTCAGCTAAAAAGCACCGACGCCAAGTTAAACTCTCTAGCTAAATCCACAGTTTATACAGATAAATCACTAGATAGCATGTCAAAAACATCTGATGAACTATCAGGAACCTTGACTGGTCTAGCAGCTACAGCCACAGCCGTAGCAGCGTCAATTGGTGCTATGTCGGTAAGAACAGCAGAGTATGCTAAAGAGATCAAGATAGCATCGCAGCTATCAGGCGTTGCCGCTGAAGAGCTTCAGGTTATGGCCCTTGCAACGTCAACGGTCGGCATTGGACTTGAGCAGCTGGGCGATATATCAAAAGACACGCAAGAGAAGATAGGTGAATTCACATCTGACGGCACCGGCGGGTTTTTAGATTTTATTAGTGTCATGGGGTTAACTCAGGATGAAGCTGAAAAGCTAGCTGCTGAGTTCACTCAAATGTCTGGACCTGATGTACTTCAAGAAATGGTTCGTCAAATGGACGAAGCAGGAAAGACCAGCCAAGAGATGAGCTTTGCGCTTGAAAGCGTAGCTTCCGAATCAACGCGATTAATACCACTACTAATAAATAACGCAGAAGAATTCAACGCGCTATCTGACGCAATGAGACAAGTTACGGTTCCGCTAACTAAAGATGACATAAAGAAAATAACTGACGCAGGGACAGCCGCGCTAATCGCAAGAAAATCATTCACTAGCCTAACAGATCAAATAATCGCAGACTTAGCTCCGGCATTTCAGCAAGCAGCAGAGAACGCAGCTTTCTTTTACGCAACTCTAAATGAAGGAACTGAGGCTCAAATAATATCTGACTTAGCGAAGACCAGCGAGAAGATAAAAGAGCTTACAATTGCAATACAGGAAAGAGAGCAGGCAGACTTAAAAGCGTACCAATCAGCTAGCCTGTGGGATGCGTTAAATCCATTCTCTGATGACGTAGCAGATACTCAGTTAATGCGCGACGAACTTGTAAAGCTTGAAGAAGAATACTCTCGACTGCAAGAGCTATACAAAGAGTCAGCAGGGTTAACACCTCCAAGTGATGCAGATATAGAAAGCGAAAGAAAGAAGCCCGAAGAGGCTGCGAAACTAAAAGAAAAAATCGACGCCGAGCAGGCTAAAAAGGAATTAGACAAGGCGCGTGAGCAATCCGAAAAACTTGACGCTATAAAGCTTGATCAAGAAAAGAGGGAAAGGGCGCGCATCGAGGAAAGATTCAAATCTGAGGAGGAGTTATTAACCGAAAGGTATGAGCGCGAACAGGAGTTATTCGCAGGAAACAAAGAGGCACTTCTAGCTCTTGAAAGCGAATACATTGATAACATCATCGAGCTTGACGACAAAGCTGAACAAGCAAGACTTAAATCAAATAGGGCTGTTGAGCAGGATAAAATCAAGCGTGATAAAGGCGAAATTAAATCAAACGAGATATTAACCGACGCTCTATTAGATTCTGCTGACACTATCTTTGAAGATAACAAAGAGATTCAAGCAGGCATAATTGTTGCCCATACGGCAGCTGGTGTAATGAATCAGTTCACCACTGGCGACCCTTACACAGCCTGGGCAAGAGCTATAGCTGTAGGTGCCGAGGGCGCACTGCAATTAGCTAACGCACAAAGCGCGAGTAAAGGTGGCGGCGGGTCAACATCGGTATCAGCAGCGCCAGCAGAGTCAACTCAAGATCAAGCAAATGTGAGTGTGACAAGTTTTGAATCAGGCGGTCAGCAAAACACGATTCAACTTGTCGGCAATGGTGACGAGTTAATTGATGCACTAGCTAGTGCGCTAACTCAAAGACAAATAGACGGGAGAGCTTAAATGAAAGTATCTAAATCAAATGAGCTGCCGTCGACCACTGTAAGTGTAATCGGTGGCAATCCGCTCATTGATGAATCAGTGTTGATCGACGGTGACTTCTCAAGCCGTTATACATCAACAATAACAGGATCTATCGAATTCGAGTTTGAGAACTTAAATGGCTTTACGATAGATCATGTTGCGATCGGCGGTAGTAACTTTGCTAAAAAGCCGCTGACTGAAGTATTCACAATCACTATTGAGTTTTTTACTTATGTCCCAGTCGGATCGGACTCTTACGTTACATCCGACGGAAATACATACAAGACCGCTGATACGCTCCAGACGGCTGAAAAAGTTGGTGAATTTATCGGCTCCGAGTCTAACGAGAAAACAACATTTGTTATTGAGTTTAGCCAGAGGATGGTTGATAAAGTTTCTGTGAAAGTAACTGGGAGCGGACAAGCGTCAGTCTCAGATATTGCCGCTGGTGTATTCTTTGAAATCCCAAGAGGACAACAGGCTGGATACAACCAACCGTGGACAGTTCCAAACTTTGAATCGAGAACAGCCCAATCTTTAGATAACGCGCCTACAGCATTGCTGTACCAATCGCGCCAACTCAAGTGCTCACTATCAATACCTAACAATATAATGGCTGATTTCCCAGCATACTATGAATTCTTGAGTTACGCCGCTGTGAACGTGTTCTACGTGCTAGAGGATGACGACCCGACTCACTCATATGCAGGTTTCAACATGATGATCGACATGACTAAAAATCATTCTCAGACCAGAGCGCTTGGCGTCTCCTCTTACACCTTCAATGCTCACGCTAAAACAGGGGAGTTTCTATAATGACCTCCACTGACTATCAACAGAGTCACTTTGTTATTTATGAGTTAGTAATCCCTTATTGCACCGTTTGCACGCCTATAAATGACTCAACAAAGGGCTGGAATACTCCGCTCACATGCCAGGAGTCTAGCGATGCAGAATATTCGCTATTCTTTACTGAGCAAACAACATCATTAGATATACCAGAGCAGCAATCATTACCGTTCAAATCAAAACTGAACGGTAAGATATTTAGACAGGTTGTAAATCAATCAGAAACCACGCCACAATTAAAGCCATTCGAAGGGCTGGCAAGTCGTGGCACCATGTCGATCACAATGGAAGATTTCCCCGGCGACCCTGGCCCGTTAGAGTTTAATGATAAGGGTACATTCTTCGGAAAGTTATTGGCTCGAAACATACTAAACGGTAAAAAGATAATCTCTCATTACTATACCGCCTCAAAAGCCAATCCAGCGGGTGTTGAAGTTGAAACTCACGTTCACTTTGTTACTGATGCGCAGTTAAATGGGACTAAGTTTGTATTAAAAGGCAAAGACGCTCTCAAGGATGTTGAGGATTTAACTGAGCAATTCCCCGCGCCTGTTGATTGCGTGTTAACTACCAACATAAACAGCAGTCAAACCTCTTTTGATGTCAATGACGGCACCTTGATTGGATACCCGGCAACTACAGAGATACGCATTGATAGCGAATTAATGACTGTTACCAATGTTGTATCGAACACCGTTACCGTAGCGACTCGTGGCAGTGGTGTTGCTGGCCTGTATAAAACAAGTGTTGATAGTCATGATTTAGATGCCAATGTTCAGCCATGCTACACAGCCAATAATAAGCTAGTCGAGGATGTGCTAGAGGATATCTATTTATTATCCGGAATCGATCCTGTATTTATTGATAAAGCTCAATGGACGGCCGAGCTTCAAGAATGGAATTCTGACGCAAGATTATTCACGGTATTCAGCAAGCCAGATACGCCAGTCGACGTGTTAAATCAAATCTTACAAGCTTACGTAATTGACATGTGGTTTGACCAAGCATCACAAAAGATACTACTTAGCGCCACATCAGCATGGAAGAGGCCAAGAAAAACCATCAAAGAAGGGTCTGATTTTGTTAAACCTAAAATATCATCACTAATCAATGACCGATTCTCACGCGCATATGTTTACAATCAAAAATCATTTCAAGCAGAGAATGATGATGAGATAAACTTCTCAAATCTAACTGTATTCACAGACGCACAAAGTGAAACTAGCGATTTCTACGGTGATGTTAAACTGAAAGAGTTTGATAACAACCCGTTCATCCAGCCTACAGATGCATTCTCTCTAGTGTCTAGATATGTTCGACGCACATCGAGAGTGCCAAAAGAAATAACAGTACTAATGGAAGAGAGGCAAGTTGCAGGCATTAAATATTCAGACATACTAGAAGTTATAACTCGTGAAACTCAAAATGCGGATGGTGATGCGATATTAGGATTTATACCAGCACAGGTAATAAAGATTCAACCAAAGTTTGGCGGAATCGGCAGGCAGTACGATGTTAAATTACTGAGCTACGTGCCAGAGCTGCAAAGCGGCGTTTACGTCATAACTGGAAATGTATTTGATTTGAATTTATTTAATTACATTAACGATCCAAACATTGCGGTAGATGTGACATTTGTATTTGACGGATGCACTATTGGCTCAACAGCTAGCAATATACCATCTGTTAGGGCTGGGAACTTCGCCCCGGGAAGCACGATAAAAATTATATGTACAAATAACACGGTGTGGTCAGCGAAGGGTGGGGATGGAGTCAGTGCAACTGCTTCAGTTAACGAGTCATCCGGGGGGGTGTTATTTGCAGGAAGCCCTAACGGAGCTAACTCTTATCAGTCCGACGGCGTTAATACAGAAATATACATAAATTATGGAGTGGTCGACGGATATAATACCAAGTCTGAAATGCTAGCGTCAGGCGGAGGCGGAGCGTCCGCTGGGGCTTACGGGTGGGGGCGCGAGGCCATTGGTAGCTACGCAATAACAGCCTCAGCAGCATCAGGTGGAGGCGGAAGCGGCATAGGCGTTGGCGGATCTATTGACTCAATATCAGCGGCGAAAATTGGCAGCGGCTGGCCGTACTATAGCGACGAAAAAGCCAATAATGGCAGCGATGGAACGCTATTAAGCGGAGGGGCTGGAGCTGAAGTGTCTGCATACGCTAGATACCCTGTTGGGTTTGATTTTGCATACTCAAGCACCAGCGCATCAGGCGGAAGGGGAGGGGATAGCGGGCAGGGCGGCGGTGCGGGTGCGTATTCGTCACTATCATACTCTCCATCATCCAATCCTACACTGGAGGGAGGGCTGGTGTCATCAGCTGGATTGGCTGGCGGCTCAATAAAAGGAACTAACGTAACTGTTTACAACCTAGCTGCTGATTCATCCAAATTCATCGCGGGAAATTCAGACGCGTTCACACTTATCACTGTGTGATATAATACAATTTTAAAAGGAGTAGAATAATGCCAAATTACAATGGTGCATACACAGGGGCGCAAATAGATGAGGGGATTGGCATCGCTCTAAATCTTCCTCCTCAAACTGAAGGTCAGGTGCGAAACCGCTGGGTGGCAAATCAAAACTTTAACGTGATTGGTAAAAACGGTTACCCACTACTTGACGCAGTACCGCAGGATATTCTAGCCGGAAATGAGATAGCAGCTGGTATTATTGCTCTAACTGACTGCTTGCAGATGACCAAAATCAACGGCGTGATTAACTCAGCAAGCAACACGGGTATTATTCGACGCAGTTATCCGAAAGATGATGCAGGGGAGGTCACGAAAGAATCACAATACGGTGGATTTAAAAACCACGTAGGCGAGCAGATTCAGGCTGTTATTGGTTCACCTGGCACTGGAGGCGCTGAGATTAGCGACGATGCATCAGATGTCCACGTTGATATTTCTTTGAATATCGCAACCGACGGTCTGCAATTTCTGTTTCTAGCTGATGAGCAGGGGATTATTGAGAATGTTAGTGATGAGAATTCGGCATGGTATGCTAATAATCCAGACGGAGTTATTATAGATGTCAATGGCGGGGCGAATATTGCAGCAAACCAGCGATACGAGATTGACATAGCTACAGCCATAGGAGCCGATTGGGTCGGAAAAGTGTCAAGCGTTACCGCTGTTATATTTAACAACTCGGGAAGTGGCACGGCAGATTACGGTCCGTCAGGGTCGGTTCGCACTGGGAGTATTGGTCGATTCGCTATAGCAAGTCTAGTGGGATCAAACATAGTAGTGCAAACCGGGATCACATCTCTATCAGACGCTTCCATTATTTCCGGAAACGGATTTGGCAATGCGGGTGTAATATCATCAACAGACTGTAAAGTGCTCGTAACGAGGGTTAAATAATGAATTGTATCGGAATTGAAAGCGAGACACTGGAAATAATTACAAATCGTGATCCGGTTGGGGTTGAGCTACTAATGAATGCTCGCCGAAACCTACCAACAGACATTGCAAAATCAAACGGTGACGGTACAGGATATTGGTTTGACACTACGCCGCCGCCGATTGAGCAATGCAAATGCTCGCTTGCTGATGCTCGCTGGGATAAGCAGAATTTAGGTGTAGTTGTTGATGGGATTGAAATCCAAACTGATGAAAATTCAGTTAAAAAAATGGAGTCATACGTTACTGAATCAATTATAAATGGCCTCATTGATGTTCCGTGGAAGCTAGCTGATGGGACGTTTAAACTTTACACAGTGCAAGAGCTGAAACCTGTTTACAAGTGCGTTGTAACTTATATCAATGAATGCTTTAGAAATGAAATGTCATTACAAAGTGAGCTTGATTTAGCGGTGGACCCAGCCGCGGTTAATCTAGATACAGGCTGGCCGAGTCGAACATTCACCACAGTTTAAATTTACACTGTAAAACTAAGCCCTCGATAGTGAGGGCTTTTTTTACAACCCAGTTTCTTGGCTAATCAAAGCGCCCTCAATCGTCGCTATCAAGTCCGCATCCCAATCATTGGTATTCACACCTATTTTAAAATATGAACGCGTCATGCCTCTCTCACAGCTTATATGCATATCATGCAGCTCAGCGGGTCGGTCATTGTTCAGTGCATCTTGAAATTGTTGTTGCAAATAATCGAATGCATCGGCTTTTTGTTGCAGCATATCGAGTGACTGTTGTTTATCCATATTAATCACCCGTATTTCGCCCGCGACCGTAACCCATTTTCTCGCGCTCATCGACTTCAATAAATTGGTCTCTAGCGCCAATCTCAACACGTTCAAGCATTCTAGCTTTGCGTCTTTCTTCACGCTCAGCGTTGCGACGATTTATGCCTTCGTTATATTCCGCAAGCGATTCAGAACTACCACTTGATAAAGTCTGTTTTGCTATTAATGAGTAATCAATCTTCATATCCAACCTCTTCTCTATTCCACATAACTTTACGAAACCAGCTACACCAACCGTTCACATCATGAAGCATGTATCCGCGATCTACTTCTGGTATGTTTTTGCTCAGTACATTATCAGCGTGTTCTTTTGCTTCATCTTCACTGCTGAACTTGCAATAAACAGTTTCTAATTTAAACGTCATTTTACTCACTCCAATTGCGTAACATGAATCTAATTTAGTTTAGTTGAAAGCAAATAGCAAGATAAACATTATTATTTATTTATTAAATTATTATCCTTTTGTTATTGACTTAATGCGTCATCGTGCTAATATTTGGTCATCAAGTCAGCAAGGGGAATCACTGTGGGGAAAGAAGTAAAAATTAATCTAGGCGTTCCAGAGTCTTTATCTAAAGACCTAAAGGAAATAGCAAAAGGGAAGGGCATGAAGTTTCACGCCTTTTTAAATCAAGAGTTAACGAAAGTAGCAAACCGAAATAAAAAGGGGTAAGTGATGGGCATTCCTGTATTGATACTCGGCGAAAGTGGCTGCGGTAAATCAACAAGCATGAGGAATTTAAACCCCGATGACTGCTTTTTGATTCAGCCAGTTAAAAAGCTACTTCCATTCAGAAATGAATTTAAGCAAATGTCAAAAGAAGGAGGGCAAATAAAAGCCACTGATGACACCGGCATGATTATTAGAATGATTGACGGAGCTGTGAAGCTTGGCAAGAAGATGATTATCATTGACGACTTTCAATACATCATGGCTAATGAGTTCATGCGCCGAAGTAAAGAGAAGTCATACGACAAGTTTAATGATATCGGCTTTAACGCATGGAGCATCATTAACCACGCTCAATCAGTTGATAGTGATATCAGAGTTTACTTTATGTCTCATGTTGAAACTGACATGAACGG